TATCTGTTTCATTTTCAGTCAACTACCTTTTCCATAGCCTTTCTTATACCGTTCTTTTCGATTTCATCAAGATGTTTTTGTACAGTCGGAAGTAAGAATGACAAATCTTCACCCCAATATTCCGTCTTTTTAAGAATATCTTCCGCACTTGCCGTTTTCATAAATTCCATTACCGTCTTATCATCATTCGCCGCGTCTGTTCTGTAAAATGCGATAAGTGCCGCAAGTGAAAATACAAGTCGTTTCGGCTCACAATTCTTTTCCTTAATATATTCAAGCACGCTCGGAAGTACACGCACTTTGTATTTTGAAACGGAATTAAGCGCAATACTCAAAAGATAATGCTTGATGAACGGATTTTTAAATCTTTCGATTACGTCATTTGCGAACTGTTCAAGTTCGTTTTTAGGCAAATCAAGTGTCGGAATAATTTCTTCAAAAATACCCTGTTTCATAAATGAAAATACAAGTTCATCGTCCATTGCATCCTTGACTGTTTCAAGACCGACAAGATGTGCCGCAAGCACTGTCATTGTATGCGCACCGTTCAAAATACGCACCTTACGTTTCTTGTATGGTGTAACATCGTCCGTCCAAAGCACATTAAGACCGATTTTGTGGAACGGTATTTCCTCCGCAAGTTTCTTATCGCCCTCTATTACCCACAAATGAAAAATCTCCGCAGTGTCAATCATATCATCAAGATAACCGTATGACTGCTCCATTTCCTTTGCGTTATCTCGCGGATAACCTGTAACTATTCTGTCCACAAGTGTATTTGTAAAATGGTTTTCGGTTTCAATCCACTTCTCAAGGGAACTTTCTCTAACAACATACCTATTCCCCACCTTAATCGAAGGAAAGCCTTTTTGTCTAACCATTTTATATGCAGTGTTTTTACTGACACCAAAAATTTCCATAATATTCTTTGGAGTAAGCATTGGTTTCATATGAACACCTACCTAACTAATATTAAATTGTTATTATTTCTATTTACTTTTCAATCAATTTCAATACGCTTTTTAGCGTTGCTTTCTTGCCGTTCAGCTTAAATTCATACCCATTTTTGTTCATGCTTTTAAGCTGGGTTTCTGTTGGTAAACAGCTTGTCTCACTACACATAAATTTGCCTTGTCCGTCTTTATAAACCTCAAACAACATTCAATCCATTCCTTTCTCTATCCTCTTTAATAGCATCCATTTTATCCTCTCGGTCAATGTAATCCACAATTAGTTGTACAGCTTTATCGTACCCCTTTTGGTTGCCTTTGATAATTTCATATGGGACATTCTTTTCAATTAGCATTGATTCAATTCGTGTACCTATATTATTGGCTTCAATTTCGGTTTGTAATCTCCCATTTGGATTATATTTTTTAACAGGTTTAACAAAGAAATTTAAGTTATCAAAGAGAGAGCTAAACGCTTCGGCGGTATCGTTTACACACTTTTCAATGGATTTTGAGGGGTAAAAACCACACTTTTCAAATCTGTTATAAATTTCGGTCAACAGGATTGGCGAGTCAGTTACAATTACTCTAACCTGATTTCTCAGTCTCCAAAATCTTTGTGAGTGCAACCCAAGTATATATAATTGGTTAGTTAAAGCAGTATCATTATGCTCCCATACTATATCTTTAGCCGTTTCAGTTGCAAGTTCCGTGTCAATACCCCTCATTTTCAACTGACTAAATATATAAGCAGCTCCTGTGGATTTACCACAGGAAGGCTGACCATAAAGATTAACTACAATCGTTTGTTTATTCATTTGACACACTCTCCTTATCATAAAAAGGATCATATTCCTTGGGGTCTGCTTTATTTGCCCATTCTACCCATTTGAGAACCTTGTCACGCAATTCATCGTCAAGTAAAAATGGTTCTCTTACTAATATCAAGTTTGGATTTTGTTTCATTATATTTGCGTTATCCACAATTTCTTCATAATCAACCGGATATAGCAGCATCTTTGAATAAACCTTATCTCCACGAGAATTTATTTTTCTTGTAAAAGTTGCCTCTGTAAATTTGAATCTTTCGGTGAAATGAGGGTTCATTTCCAAATTTCGTCTTGATATATAACCAATCGTCATTTTCGATGCCATTCACTTCTCTCCTTTTTTCTATCTTCAAGCCACTTATTATCAATGACATAAAAACCTACTACCAATCCACCTATAAGTAATATCCAAAAAATCCAAAAAACTATTATCTGCCATTCGGACTCAAGGCTTTCGATTGTATCTTCAATATTCTTATCATAATAAAAGTGAACATTAGAAATTGTATTATCTTTAAGTACAGCATATAATGTTCCTTTACATTCAGCAGGAGCAGCATAATACACATATCTTATATCTCCTGATGAATGCCACCAATCACCATCTATATATATCGTTTTTATTTCTCTTTCATTTGGTAAATGAATTGTATCATAAGGAAACTCAACACCAATAAAATCAATCTTTGTAGAACTTTTTGATTCTTCGCTAACATAATCCCAAGTATAATATTCTTCTGTTTCCGTATATGTTTCGGTTTTGCCTTTTGAGTTGGTTCTCGATTTTGTTACCGTTCTTGTGTGTCTTGTATATTTCTCTTTGACTTTCTTTATGTAGGAAAAGTCTCCCTCAATTTCGTTATAAGAAACTGTATCAATAGCTTTAAGTTTACCATATACGAAAGCATTACCTATATTTGTTCTCATACCGTGTTGAAACACATCTTTGTTATTGTCTATCTGCAATGCTGTATTGTATTCCTGATAATCATTCATTAAAGAATTACTTATTCCGGATGAAATCATAAAACCAAACACAAGCATTACAGAAATAATGACAATACTAAAGAGGACTTCACGCATGGTTACTAACCTCTTATCCATAGGTCAATCTCCGAAAAGATTTGTTGGTGCATCTTCCGACACATCATAATTTAAGTATGAATATTCAATCACCTCATAGCCAAGCATATCAAGAATATTACTATTCGGAAATTGCCTTATATACTGATTATAAGATTTAACAAACTTATTAAAATTACTTCGATAATTTGCAATCAAATTCTCTGTTGTTGTAAGTTCCGACATCAATTCTTTGTAGTTTTCATTGCTCTTTAATTCTGGATAAGACTCTGCGACTGCGTTAATCATAGTCTGAATCTCGTTTACAGAATTATCAGACGATGTGCCTCTTGCCTCAACGACAGACATTAGGGTTTCGTATTCGTGTTTATCATACTGTTTAACACAATCAACAAGGTTAGGTATAAGGTCTGCTCTGCGCTTTTCCTGAACCTTAATGTCAGACTGCGCCGTACTGATTTGTTCCTCGTAAGAAATCGCCTTGTTTTTAACGCCATTGAAACCGAATACAAACATCATTGAAACGGCAACAATAATGGCAAGAATAATCAAACCAAGCTTTATATTTAATTTCTTTTTCGTTTTTTTCTGCATATATATATCTCCTATTCGCTCTATATTATTCTGGCTTTTTGTTGTGGGCTAAATTAACTTTTTCCATCTCTTCTGCATAAAAATGACTCACCGAAGGGATTGCGTTAAATTTATCCACAAAGGTATTCCAATTATTTTGAATCTCCCATTCGATAACTTTCCATAAGTTAGCAATTTCAGCGATATTCACTTCTTTATTGTCAATTTCTACAATTGTATTTCTTTGACCACAATCTGTCTCCCAAACCCAATACGATATCCAAGTCTCACCGTATTCATCAGGCTTAAGGTTTAAACCTTTTTCGAGACAGTCAATAAGTTCATCTTCCATAGTTACACCATGATATGCAAATGGCGATACATACTCTAAGACCAAATCACTATACTCATCGCCAAGATTCAAAATCTTATCTTCAAGTTCATGGATTCTTTGAATTTTGGCAAGGTATCTTTCAAAATCATTATATGTAATCACAGTTATTCCTCCTTACTGCTTGCCTGTTGAGCCAAAGCCGCCACGACTTTTTGTGTCAAGACATTCTACTTCTGTAAACTCAAAATCAGGCTGTTTCTGTGTGATGCGAAACTGACAAATTCTATCGTTTTTATGTATGGTTGTATCTCTCATTGCAATTACGGGCATACCCCATTGGTCGTTATCACCCGAATAAGAGTTGTCAATCACTCCCATGTGATTTGTCTGAATAATGCCATAATTCTTGTAAGTGCTACTTCTTGGTACAATGTAAGCTTCATAGCCAAACGGCAACTTCATTCCTACTCCGAGTGGAATAATGGCAAATTCGCCTTTATTAAGTGTGATATCTTTGGCTGATCTCAAATCAACCCAATCTCCGTTCGGAATTTGCTTAATCTTTTCAATGTCTGTAAAGTATTTAATTTTAATTTCCATATTTAACTCTCCTTAATTATTTTTTATCACTAAACGCTTTGACAATTGCAGATATTATACTGAGTAGTGAACTAAAAATTGTAAAACCCCATACTGCAATAAAACATCCGTTAGGTACTACAACCCCATTTGCGTTGAGTAAATAAAGCGATATAAGAAAAAATATCATTCCCATATATTTGTCATCCTTTCTGTGTTAATCAATCACATCCACATAGTTATACAAAATATGCTTTTGCTTTTCTGAATCCGAACCAAATATAACATCAAGGTGATAATGTCCCATATACCAATGTTCATAATCCAACTTGTTATCAATGTACTGTAGGTATTCGGTTAAAGTGTCCGGACTGTACCCCACATTGATACAACTGGCGATAAATTCGGTTGGAGCACAGTGCGTAATTACACAATCCACCTTCCAGTTATACTTATCAAGATTTGCCAACCCTTCCTGCATTTCGGCTTCATTGGGTAGTTCTTCTTCCCACCAGTCAACATTCTTTGTGCGATACTGTATATCGTGGCTCGATGCACCGCCCATTGTAAAAAATGTTTTGCCATCAATTTCAAACACTTGTCCACGCATTAGATGATAAATATTATCTTCAATCTGATGTACCTTTCCACTCCACTTTTTAGTTATAGGGTAACGATTCAGCAAGGGAAAGTTTTCGTGGTTTCCATCTACAAACAAGGTTGTCCACGGTTTGTTATTAAGCCAATCTCGCCAATAC